GATAAACACTCCCGAAAATAATTGACTTAAACAACGCGACAGTTCAAGCAAATTACTTAACATGGCACTTACTTACAGAAGTCCAATCGAGGAAGTGTTAACACTACTAGAGCCTAATGCTCAATCCCTAATTTCCAACGTCGCCACCAGCAGCTTTCAAGAGAGTGAGAAGGATAACTTCGCCTGGTTTTGCTACCATGTGTCGGCTAGCGCCAAGGAACACCTTAGTAGAGCAGGAATTTACCTAAGCCCCTACTCGGGGTATCCTCACTCTCACCCGGTGTGCAAGACATTGGAAAACTACCTACTGTACAAAGTTCTACCACCACTTGTAAATAACACCTTTTATTTTGTAGGAATAAAAGAATTCAAGCTCAATTTTCTTAAGAAGAGAATCAAACAGATGAGCATGATTCAAGCCATAAATAGGTATGTGAGCAGTGCCGATAAGTTGCGATATGGTAATGAGTTCGTGATCAAATTCGGCGCGGCTTCGCCCGAACTCAAGCGGCACCATGGCTATTCACTGGATCCAGCCTTGCGTGATCTTTTACCGAACATAAAGAGGGATTCTAATCTCTTCTTCCACGATGAGATGCATTATTGGGAAAAGAACCAGTTGATCCACTTCTTGGAGCAATGCAGACCCAACACATGCTTGTGCACCATTGTGTACCCAACGGGGATATTCGTTGGGGCCCGACGTTCTTTGAATCCGTGGGCATATGAGTTTGAGATCAAGAGAGACAAGCTGCTCTTTTACCCAGATGGGGTGCGTAGTGAAGGCTATGAGCAGCTAGTCAACTGTGGTTATCTCCTCCGCACTAGAAAGATATTGCTAAGGGATGGCACTATGTACAGCGTTGATCTAGTGTGCAGCAAATTCGCCCATCATCTAATAGCGATCACCAAGGGCGATTTGATCACACCGACTTACCGTAGCTTCGGCCCTTTTGAGGCAATCAAAAGTGCGGGCTTGCAGGGGATAAGTAAAGGTAGGCCGAAATTCTATCCGGTGCCGTGCCACATGATCTCTCGTTTATACAGGTACTTACGGTCTTTGAAGAAGCCCGACAAGCAGTCTGCAATGGCAAAATTCTCGCAGATGTGCCCAGAGCCAAGTGGTGACATGATAAGGTTTATTGAGGAACTGAGCGATCTAATTATCAACACTGGCACTTTGAGAGTCATGATCGATGCGGAATTATGCAAAAATTTTTTTGGTAATCTGGGTCTGGCCCTACCGGCTACTCTCGCATCAAAGATTAAGAGTACCCGTGCAGTAAGCTTAGAAGCCTTCATAGCCTCGCTTGAGCCGCTTGTTGTTGATTGTGAACTGCAGACCATCTCATGGGCTGTGCCACTGGCACAGCTGTTGTTCAGTGAATCGCCTGATGATCCCCCTGAGGACATGATTGAAGCTATGGATAGGAGGTGGGTGAGTAGTAGTACGATGTTGTGCGACAGGGTCCCGGCGCCTTACCGTGGGAACATGTGGAGCGAAACATCCCGCGCAATGAGCTTTTGGAGCATAGATTTTCAGCGGATCAAGTTTCTGAGAGGGCTGATGGAATTGTACGTGGATAGTATGTGCACAGAAGGTCTTGCAACCTCCGTGACTTTTGAGTCCTACGTGGCTCAGATCGCGTCAAGTTGCTCGCTTCTCGGGCTCGCATTGATTAAGTGCTTAACTGCCGCTGAGTATGCCGAGGTGGCCCGAATAGTGAGCAACACACGTTTGATTGATGTGCTCTTCACTGCTGAGGACCTCCGTTGGTTCCACGCCACCCGACATTCCAGGCATAACGTTAAGTTCTTGGACGAAACGGCCGATTGGGCAAGGTACAAAAGTGAGTTCGAGTGCGCAACATATGCAAAGCCCAAAGGAACAGGTCATGTGGGTTATCTCCAAAATACTGTGTACAGCTTTCACGGAGTGGGGGCACGATGGTCGTTTGACCCCAGCTACAGTTGCGAAAGTGATTCAGAGGCCACCCACTCTGACTACAGCGTAGTTGAATATCCAAAAGCGGCACCAATACATTCTGAAAGAACTTTCCCAAGGGGCAGGGATGTGGAGGGCGTTGGCTGCGCATGTGGGCTGCAATCTGCGACAAGGGTGTTAGAGTTCCCCACGGAACATGGGTTTAATTTGGAGAAGGGGGTTCCAGGCAAGCGTGCTGCATGGTACTGCAGAGGTCAGATCGATTACATATCCGGAGCCATTCGCCTTGAAAACTTGGGCTGGCCAAGATGGTTGAGCCAGTGGATGGAATTGCATGAGATAGATGAGACGTACTATAATAGCATGCTGGCTCAAGAGTTTCCTGCTGGCGGAACTCTAGAGTGTGAAGTAGGTGATGGAGGCCAGTTCATCCCGGGCTCAAATGTGGCAATAGCTGAGGTTGGAGGTCAGTCCCAGGTTTCGATTGGATGCATGGCAGGAACCGGGCAGTTGTTGCTGGAATTGGGGGATTTCATTGAAGTGCCTGGTCCATGTTGGAGCAAGCACCATCTCCATATGTGCTGTAGCGAAGTGCGCGGGGTGACGTTCATCTTCAGGCGAATCAAGGTGCCAGACCCAGTAGTGAATGCTCCAGCGGTGCAAATCGCAGCGCCTGCCACAACGCCAGGTGCGGGGAGTTCCAAGCCCAATGAGAATGATGCCCACCACACACGAGAGGGGGTTGCAGTGCATGCGTCCGGCAAGTGCCCTGCAGCAAAGAAATTTCATAGGGTACCAAATGCAGGTGGTGGCGATTGTTTTTGGCTGGCCATCTCGCACTTCACAGGGGTGAGCGTGCAAGATATGAAACAGGGATTGCAACAGCTGGATTGGGAGAGTGATGCATTCAGCGCCGAGTTAGCCTTGCAATTGAAACCACAAGCCTGGGCTGAAGAGGAGGCCATCATCGCAACAAGTAAGCAATACCGGTACAGGATCGTGGTGCTGAGTGCCGATAAAGAGCAAACAGTTATTTATAGCCCGAAGTGTGAGGCGGTGCAGTCCATGGTTCTATACCACGCAGGGGCCCACTTTGAGGCAGCTTTGCCCCGGAATGACTGCGTGCTTGTGGCGGTTGCGTCTGTCCTGCGGAGACGAGTTGAGGAAGTGCTTTCTATTCTAGGCGCGCAGTTGGGTAATGAGTTCCTTCAGGATGTGCTGAAGGGTGAAGGAATTGATCGGGACAAGCTGGCCGTGGTCTTTAAACTCTTTGATATCTGCGCACACATACACGCGGAGGGTGAGGTTTTCGTAATAAACTCTGAAGGTAGACTGCCCGGCACATTCAATCTAAGCAAGGATCATATTGAGCATTGTAAGAGTAAACCCATGGGAATAACCAAATTTACAAGTGTGCATGATGCTAGCTGTGAGATTAAGCAGGAAACACTCTCCATGCTAAAAGCCATGTGCACGTTGCTACCGTACAACCCATGTGAGCTTAGAGCAAAGGTGCTCGCCGATAGTTTGAATGCAGGCAGTACTGGGGTCCTCTGCGACGAGTTGTTCAATAAGGTCGGGAATTTACTCGAGGCAAATGAGGGGCGGTTGCGGGAGAGCGTTAGAGAGGTAGGTTGCTTACTTGGAACTTTTGGAGCTGGGAAGAGCATGGTCTTTAGGAAAGTACTAAGTAGCAATCTTGGGAAGAGCATCATCTACGTATCCCCAAGGAAGCATTTAGCAGATTCTTTCAATGAGCTTGTGAAGTCTATCAAGCAGCAAGAGGGGCAGCGAGTGTGCAAGGTTTCGCACTTTCACGTTCGAGAGAGCACTACTGAAGTGCGCGCAATTAGGCCAGATGCAACAATCATCATTGATGAAATACAGCTGTTCCCACCAGGTTATTTGGATCTATTCTCTATGTTGGCACCAGCGGGGGTGCACATGTTCTTGGTGGGCGATCCGTGCCAAAGCGATTATGACTCGGAAAAAGACCGGAGCCTGTTTCAAGCCATGAAATCCGACATCAATCTTCTGTTGGATGATGCGGATTATGATTTTAATTGCAGGAGTCGTAGGTTCAAGGACAAGCTTTTTGATGGTCGTTTGCCATGCTCAATGGGACCCATGGAAGGGGAGTCATCCAAATTCACAATCATTGAGGGCATTGAAAATTGTAAGGCCATTCACTCACAGGCTGAAGTTTGTTTAGTATCCTTGTTTGATGAAAAGAAGATAGTGCAGACTTACTTCCCGAGCTCTTGCCATTGCTTCACTTTTGGAGAATCAACAGGAATGACATACAAGTCTGGGGTGATACTGATCACAGACACCTCGCAATACACCAGTGAAAGGAGGTGGTTAACTGCCCTGAGTCGCTTCTCACATTCGATCGCCTTTGTGAATGCAACCGGTGGAAACATCCAGTTGGTGACCAGGTTATACCAAAATAGGGTCCTAGGTCGATTTTTGCTCAAAACAGCAAAGATTGATGACCTCAAGATGTTGTTGCCTGGTAGACCACGCTTTAAAGAAGGATTCGGGGGAGAAAGGATTGGCGCAGATGAGGGCAAGAGAGAGTTCAAGTTGGAGGGTGATCCGTGGTTGAAAACAATGCTAGATCTACTACAGAAAGAGGACCAGGAGGAGGTTGAGGAAGCCGTTGTTGAACTTGGTGAGGAATGGTTTCGCACACATTTGCCGCAATGCGAGCTTGAGGGCGTTAGGGCAAGGTGGGTTGAAAAGATATTGGCAAAAGAAGTCCGCGAGAAAAGGATGGGGCTATTGGTCTCTGAGCAATTCACAGATGAGCATTCAAAGCAGTTGGGGAAGCAAATCACAAATGCCGCCGAAAGGTTTGAAACTATCTACCCGCGGCACAGAGCTGCAGACACAGTCACTTTCATCATGGCTGTGAGGAAAAGATTGAGGTTTTCGGACCCGATTAGAGATGCTGCAAAGCTCCGGGCTGCGGAGATGTATGGGCCCTTCCTACTGAAAGAATTTCTCAAGCATGTGCCACTGAAACCAATGCACGACACCAGAATGATGGCAGAGGCAAAGTTTGATTTTGAAGAAAAGAAAACGCAGAAGAGCGCAGCCACAATTGAGAACCACAGGAACAGATCTTGTAGGGACTGGCTGGCTGACATGGGCATGGTCTTCTCAAAGTCTCAACTCTGCACAAAGTTCGACAATCGGTTCAGGGATGCGAAAGCAGCGCAAACCATTGTCTGCTTCCAACATAGCGTCCTATGCCGCTTTGCTCCGTACATGAGGTACATTGAAAAGAAACTCAATGAAGTATTACCGGCAAGGTTCTACATTCATTCGGGCAAAGGCTTGGAAGAGCTGAATAAATGGGTTATAGAGTCCAAATTTGACGGGTTGTGCACAGAGTCGGACTATGAAGCCTTCGACGCTAGTCAAGATCAGTACATAGTGGCGTTTGAGCTAGCATTGATGAAGTACTTGGGCTTGCCAAATGATCTCATAGAGGATTACAAGTACATCAAAACGCATCTGGGCTCAAAGTTAGGGAACTTCGCCATAATGCGCTTCTCCGGTGAGGCTAGCACCTTCTTGTTCAACACCATGGCCAATATGCTTTTCACATTCTTGAGATACAAGCTGAAGGGGGATGAGCGGATATGCTTCGCTGGTGATGACATGTGCGCCAACAGGGCTCTATTCATTAAAGATACTCATGAGGGCTTCCTCAAGAAGCTTAAGCTGAAAGCGAAGGTTGATAGGACAAACCGACCGAGTTTCTGCGGGTGGAGCTTGTGCTCAGATGGGATTTACAAAAAGCCGCAGCTGGTCTTTGAGAGGCTTTGTATCGCTAAGGAAACGGCCAATTTGGCCAATTGCATTGACAATTATGCAATTGAGGTATCCTATGCTTACAAGCTCGGGGAGAGGATTAAAGAGCGCATGTCAGAGGAGGAACTGGATGCCTTCTACAATTGTGTGAGGGTGATTATTAAGCATAAGCATCTGCTGAAGTCCGAGATCCGCTGTGTGTATGAGGATGTTTGATAGCTTAGGTAATCAGCTTAGTAGTATTGAATATATGGATGTGTTTTTGCAAATTTTGAATAAATATAAGTTTGAGCGTGTTAGTAGTACTTTAAATACACCTATAGTTGTTCATAGTGTCCCGGGAGCTGGTAAAAGTTCTGCAATTCGGGAGTTGCTTAAGTTAGATAGTAGATTTGAGTGCATTACCCGCGGTCGGCCAGACATCCCGAATCTAGAGGGGGCTTTCATCAAGGCTGAGCGCGGTGGGGAGAATAAATTGCTGCTGGTCGATGAGTACATAGAAGGGCCCGTCCCAGAGGACGCCTTTGCAATCTTTGCGGATCCACTACAAAGTACCGCTGTGAGCCCATACCGAGCACACTTCATCAAGACATTGAGCCATCGTTTTGGCAAGTGTACCGCTTCCCTTTTGAGAGATTTGGGTTGGGACGTACAGGCTGAAGGTCAAGATTCAGTTCAAATCGCCGATATCTTCACGGTTGACCCTAGGGACACTATTGTGTACTTCGAGCCAGAAGTTGGGGAGTTACTGAGGAGCCACGGTGTCGAGGCGAGCTGCATTGGTGAGGTGCGCGGGGCCACTTTTGAACACGTAACCTTCGTCACTTCTGAGAACGGCCCACTGGTTGATAAAGCTGCTGCTTTTCAGTGCTTAACGAGGCACACTAAGAGCTTGCTAATATTGTGCCCTGATGCCACTTACACCGCCGCCTAACTACACAGGGTTATACATTGCAGCGGTTTTAGGAGTGTCTCTTGCCGCCATTGTAGCATTATTCACTAGGAGTACACTGCCAATTGTTGGGGATTCGCAGCACAACCTCCCACACGGGGGACGTGATCGCGACGGCACAAAAGCTATTGATTACTTCAAACCCGCAAAATTGAATTCTGTCGAGCCAGGCAATCACTGGTACGCTCAACCTTGGCTGCTAGTTCTACTTCTAGTTGCGCTCATCTGCTTATCAGGGCGTCATGCTCCATGCTGTCCAAGGTGCAACCGAGTGCACAGTGCCTAATGGTTTTCGTTTTGGCATTCGCGCTAAGCTGGTATGTGCTCAGGCCAGGAAATACAAGCTGCGTTCTACTCATCACTGGGGAATCAGTCCGGCTAGTCAATTGCGAGCTCACAAGAGATTTAGTGGAAGCTGTAGCAACATTGGGGCCGTTGAAGCACCTTTAGGTTCACAGGTAAGAGTTCGAAGAAACTGTCCCACAGAGAAAATGGCGCCCAAACCGGATCCGACAAGCTCAGGAGAGACACCACAAGCACCGCCGCTTGTGCCGCCACCCCGGAATGTAGAGGAGCATAGAGTTGGCCCAAGTCAAGAGCACGGGCAGAATGAAGAGGCTATGCTGGAGCAGAGGCTCATCAGGTTGATTGAACTCATGGCCTCAAAAAGGCACAATTCAACATTGAGCAACATCTCTTTTGAGATAGGTAGGCCCTCACTTGAGCCGACCCCTGAAATGCGGAGGAATCCGGAGAACCCGTACTCGCGGTTTTCAATCGATGAGCTGTTCAAGATGGAAATCCGATCTGTGTCCAACAACATGGCGAACACCGAGCAAATGGCACAAATCACTGCTGACATCGCTGGACTTGGGGTCCCCACTGAGCGCGTTGCAGGTGTCATACTGAAAGTGGTGATCATGTGTGCAAGCGTGAGTAGCTCTGTTTATCTAGATCCAGCAGGGACTGTGGAGTTCCCAACAGGCGCAGTGCCCTTGGACTCGATCATTGCAATTATGAAGAATCGCGCGGGATTGAGAAAAGTGTGCAGGTTGTATGCTCCAGTCGTGTGGAATTACATGCTAGTCCAAAATAGGCCACCTTCAGATTGGCAGGCCATGGGATTTCAGTGGAACGCACGTTTCGCCGCATTTGACACATTCGATTATGTGACTAATGGGGCTGCAGTCCAACCCGTAGAGGGGCTCATACGCAGACCCACACCTGAGGAGACAATAGCTCACAATGCCCACAAGAGTATGGCAATTGACAAGTCGAACAGAAATGAGCGATTGGCCAACACTAATGTTGAGTACACTGGAGGGATGCTTGGCGCTGAGATTGTGCGCAATCACCGTAATGCGATCAACCAATGAAGGCAGACCGTTTAGCCACGTTATTATTGTGTGTCCATCGACTGGGTTATATTTTGCCAGTTGAAGTTTGTGTGAATATAATAAGCCTAAGCGCAGGTCCAGTTTCTGGGGGTCGTTCCACTTACGCTCGTAAGCGGAGGGCCCGCAGCATTGGGCGATGCTGGCGATGTTATCGTGTCTATCCACCTATTTGTAATTCTAAGTGTGATAATAGAACATGCCGTCCAGGCATTAGTCAAAATTATAAAGTAGTGACTTTCATTAGGGGTTGGAGTAACTGAGGTGATACCACCCATGGTGCAAAGTCAGAGTTTCGCATAAAACTTAAATAATATATAAGTGTGCAACTATAAAGAAAATATGTTTTTAAAATATTTTAGCAT